TGGTTGTAAGCCACTCTTTGGTTAGTGACAAAAGGAAACTGCGCCCTATGCTCTAAGACTTCATTACCATCATCAGACAGCCCATCTGTAACCACAACTGTATCTGCTTCGTACTTCTTAGATGAGTTATAGAACTCTACTTCTACTTTGTTGTACTTTTGTTCTTTGTTTTCTAAAGCTAGTTCTAAACCACTTTCTAAAATGTCATCTTCGTCTAAGCTAACTACTGAGCTTTCTGTACCTTCAACATCTAAAGAATATGTGCCGTTGGTATAAGTAAAAATACCACGCATATTAGCAATTAAATCCTTAGTATTTTCTAACACAGTTTCGTCAGTATCTATGACAGCATGACACTCAAAGCGTGGCTGTGTTTCTGTTATTGTGCCTGAAGTTGTTGAGGTTATAGCAGTAGTAACAGCACCCTCATCCATCAACAAATAATAGTGTTGAGCATAAGAAGTAGCTGTATCGCCATCTTCTCTAAAGATAGTAGAATCTTTATCTAACACACGACCACTAAAGTAAGTCGTGCCACCACTAGCAAAAGCTATAGTTGTGCCTGTTTTAATCTTATGGAAGTCAGATTCGTTTTGTAGTTTAACTCTATCTGTGACAGTAGAAGCTGATAAGACTGGCACTGAAGTATGACTGATAGTTTGCACCCCAGAATCACAATCATTAGCTGCTGTGTTAAATGAAGTGTCGTCTAAGGCAGAAGTGGCTAAACCCTTACCATACTCGTCATTGGTTAGGTAATCTCTCAAGCACATAGCTGGGTTGCTAGAGTAGCCAGTCGTAGATGTTCTAGTGTCTAAGACTTTCTTGCCTTTAACCCTAGCTGTCAGATTTGGTATGCCTGTAAACATACCCTGTGTATCGTATTCAAAGTTAGCTGCTATATAAGCTATACCTGAAAGTTTGTGGTCTGCTGTCCAAGAATTAGGTCTAGAAGTAGCACTGCCGTCAAAGACATGGAATAACATTGGGTCGGCTTCTTGTGAGCTAGAACCATGATGGATATTAAAGACCATTCTAGGGTTATCGCCACCAGCACCACCCAAAACATTACCTATATCAGCAGTGTTTTCACTAGCTACTGTGCCACCAAAGTAGTTACCTTCTTTTCTAAGTGTATAACCTTGACGATAAACCGAAGTATCGTTAATTGATCTGCCATCTATTCTAAGATCGTCAATATCATCAACTTCACCAACAGCGATAGCGTAAACCACAAACAGCTCTTTTTGATTGACTGTTTCCATAAAGACAACTGTTCCTGCTGCCCTTCTTGTGCCGTAGATCACAGGTATGCCGTCACCTGTGCCGTATTTAGTCAATAGTATCTCTTGTCCTTTCTTTAGTTTCTTATTAGTTCTGTGCGCTTGTATGCCCTGTGCTGCCATAAGACTAATCTGGATAGCAATTTGATGTTCTAGGTAAAAAGTTTCGATTGCTGTACCAATAGCTTTAAAAAACTCAAACATTATCTACTCCACCTCACATCTTCGTTGACTTCGTGGGCTTGGTCTAAACCCTTATCGCTAGAGTAAACTGACTTTTGTGATTCACCAGTAAACTTACGACCTTTGACAATATCCCAGTTGCGCCATTGGTTAGCTAACTCTAAATTAACAGCAAAGCTATCTTTGGTTTGTGCTAATGATGCTGAACTTATACTGCCATCAAAATACAAATAAGCATCTAATAGGTTTTCACTAGCATCTAAGAAAGCTACATAGATTTGCGCTGCTTTATTAACAAAGTTCTCACCTTTGAATATGTCTCTAGTAGCAGTAGTGATATTTTGTAAAGACACAGACATATTCTGATATTCAAGTGAGCCTGTTTCTTGCACTTCTTGTATATCTAAAAAGTTACCACCTGCTTCATAGGTCACAGAATCATACACAAGATTCTTCACATGATTGGTAACAGTGATATTGGTTGAGGTGCTTAGTTTTAACAGATGCACAATCCTCACCCCTTCTTGTTGGATATAGGTTTGGATATTGGAATTGATATTCCTTGCCACTATAAGACCTCTCTAACATCAAAAGCTAGACTAAACAAACCAGCAGGATCAGTAGAATAAAGCACATCATCTTGAGCTAAAGCTACTGTAAAAGATGGTTGATTGACTGTGACTGCTTCATTGTTGACTAGGGCTGCTTGTAAGGGTGGCTCTATATCTACGGCTGCTACTTCACCAGAGCCGTTAGAGCTTTCATCTGCTGTGACCATATAGACCTTGTTATGATTAGCAAACTTAATTAGATCACCAGCTTTTAAGACACCTGTTGTTGAGTTGCTAAAACCATCTAAAGGCACTTGAGTTGCGCCTATCGCTGCTGTGCCATTCACTGCTATATCGGTCTCACCTTTGTCTGCGCCTTGATTTTCTAAAGGATATTGAAAGGTAAAAGTGTCAAAAGAACCTTTTTGTTTTATCAAAAAAGCATAAAAAGCCTGGAAATCAGATTGTTTCATTGGTGGCATTTGCACACTAAAGCTAAAATATTGCGCTGCAAACTGCTTTACTGACCTTTTACCACTTAATGTATAGGCTGTTGTATTTGGTCTGTTAGAAGCAAAATTAAACACTCTAGGCTTTTTAGTTGTTGGAAATGCACCACTCATTAAACTAATCCCACCTTACCTCTTTGATTCATCGCTTGTGAAACCATAGCCACAATTTGATTTTTTCTTGAAGCTATAATCTCATCAACCCCTGCTGCATCTGTAGCTTGTATAGAAAAGTTAATACTTACTGGTTGTCCTTGTGCTGACATCATTGCCTCTGTATTTTGGTTTGTAATAATCTGTCCTGAAGTATTTGGCACAAATAATTCTGCACCTTTTTCACCAACTATGTATGGTGTGCCACCTTTAACTGCACCACCACCAGCTTTACCACCACCAAACAATGCACCAAATCCAGCCATTAAACCACCTTTACCTAAACCACCAGCAGTTTCAAAAGCTTCAAAGAATGGTTTAATAATTGTCATTCTAATTTGTAATCTAATAAGTTCAGTAATAAAGCTATCTACCATTTTCTTAAAACTAAGTTCACCTGTTTTAACAAAAGTAACTAAAGCATCTTCAGCATTTTGGAAACCTTTAACAATTGCACCATCTTTTGCTAACTCTATTTGAACTTCTTTTAAAGAATCTCTAAATTTTTCTAGTGGTTTACCAATATCGGTAACATCTGTTTCTGTGAAACCATTTATCATGCCACTGTAACTATCTAACAGATTATTTACTTCTTCCTGACTCATTCCTAAAACGTCAATAAAATAAGTTTTTAAGTCATCTGCAAACTTTCTGACTGAATCTCCACCGGATTTATTTTTTTCTGCAAAGTCTTGATATTGCATATTAGCTACCTTTATTTTCATATTTAGTAGTTCTATAGCATTTTTATTTTTTGTTATAGCTGCTTCTGTAAACAAGAAAGCGCTTTTTGCTTCTAAAATAGCTTTTTCAGATTCTAGGAAGCTAACAGTTATATCTCTGCCTAAATCTGCAACATCTAAACGGAACTGATGAATACCATCTAACATATCTGCAATACCTCTGATAAACCCATCTACGCTATTTAAAACCACATCCCTTATGCTTTCGCCGAATTTCATCACACCATCTTGACCAACCACTGTAGTTGCTGTGACTTCTTTAAAAGTATTGGCTAGGTTTTGCAAGATAGGTAAGAAAGCTATAGAAATTGCTGCTGTAACAGTCTTAAATTGTCTAGTGATAAAGGCAAGTGTGTCATTAAATTTTTCTGACTGCCTTATGCCATCTTCACTAAGTATTAAACCATACTGTTCAGCTTTATCTATATAAGCATCGAAGGCAGCGCCACCATTATCTAAAACATCGACTACTTGAATACCAGCACGACCAAACAAGTTAGCTGCTACTGTTGCTTTTTCAGATTGTGATTTAAGTCCTGCTATACCGTCCGAGACTTCACGCAACAAGACATCCATAGTTTTTGTGTTGCCATTAACATCTTCTATAGAAACACCTAAATCTTTAAATATGTCTGCTTGAGTTTTAAGACCTCTTTGTGCATCACCAACTGATCTAGTAAATTTTTCTAATGATTTATTAGCTATCTCAACGGATGAGCCAGATTCTACTGCTGCTATTTGAAAGGCTTGAACTGTATCTGTTGCTATACCTGTTCTAGTTGAAACTTTACCGATAGCATCTGCAAACTCGAAAGAACTTCTAGCTACTAATGTTAATGTTGTTGCTGCAGCAGCAAAAGCTACAGTCGCAACACCAAGAACTTTAGTAACACCTACAGCACCACTCTTAACAGTGCTTAATCCTTTTTTAACAGAACCAAAAGCTTTCTTAGTTTTATCTAAAGCAGTTAATTCAATCTTGTATTTTTGGTTAGCCATTCTTAGTCCGTTCTTGTTTTATTATAAAGTATGCTGACCATAATTGGTATTCTTCTATGGACATTTGCTGAATCTCATGTAGAGATTTACCTAAAAGCTCGGCTAACTGTAGTTGGTTATAGAGGTTGTGATTTTCTGCTAATTTTTTTTTACTTCGTCTGGTGACTTTTCAGCCATGATTTCGTTAGACACTCTGATAAGGACATTGCGATCTACTTTTGTTAATAATGTCTGTTTATCTTCTAAAGAAAATATTTTTTCACCATTTTCATCAAGTGCTTTATAAATTAAAACGTAAGCTAACATAGCCATATCATCATCTTGTGCCATGCGATAAAGTTTAGATGTTTCCTGGAGGGTGAGTGGTTTTGAATAAATAAGAAGAGATTGACCGTCCTCACCCCACTCAGGAACATTAATTTTTTTGATATCTAAGCTATCAAAATGTGCTTTAGCTCGTTCTATTGCTTTCAATACTAGACTGTGCCGATAGTTAATGCGCCAGTTCCTTGAACTGTAAATGACCTCTCTACCAAACCATCAAAACTTTGAGTTTGTGAGATACCAGTAACAATACCTGTGCCTGATAGTTGGTATGCGCCTGACCCACTGCCTTCTGGTTGAAACAAAAATGCTAGACTTGCGCCAATAGTCATTGCTGTTTGTGCTGTATCTGTGTCATCGAATAGCGCATCCACTGAAGCTGTGAATGTATTAAGCGTAGCTTTGTAACTTCTTGCTGCATCGCCCATTGCTGTATCTTCTACTGTGTCACCTGTTTGGTCGACAGTAAATGATCTAATCTCACCAATAGCATTGCCACCTGCTTTAACTACACCTGCTGAACCTGAAAATGTTGCCATAATATTATCCTATATTTCCTTCTATATGGTGATACTCAATTTGGAACGTCATGGAGACTATTCCAATAGGATTATCACCTTCTTTATTGTACTCTATTTCCGTAGATATTAAAAAACTATCTTTAGCTAAATTATTAATTAATCTATCTCCATAGATAGCTTCTTCTACTTCTTTAGTTATTGTATCTATAGTATCATCAAAATTAGCATTTTGCTTACAATAAGCCTCAATAACAACGCTTAATATTTTTACAACTGATCTTGGTGGGTTCGTTGTCATCGGTTCTGACGTTTCGTCTTTTGTATAAATTAATAAGCATGGTAATTTATTATTTTCAATAGAGTATACTCTTGATTGAAAAA